CACTGTGCATAGAGCCCTGAGTTCCACCCATAATAGAGTGAATCATAACTCTTGTGTTTCGACCGATTTGGCGAGCGCCCTTTGTACCTGAAGCCAAAATAAGAACACCTGCTGACATTACCTTACCGATGCCAGTTGTGATGATTGGACAATCTTCCTGAACAACACGCATCATATCACAGATGCCGAACATATCAAGTGCCGATCCACCAAAAGTAGAAACAATCATTTCAATCGGGAGTGATTTTTCAATGATTTCTGAGTTGATGTCTGTCGGATCTGAAAGAAACTTCTTTTTGCCCGACTCACGCAAAGTGACAAGACCTGAGATTACCTCAAGTGCCATTCTTTCCGAAACGTCGCCAATAACTGGTACAACTCGGATCTTTTTCTCTGGGGCTGAACCTCCCCCAGACATCGGAGGTAAAACGATAATAGACTTGCCATCGCCGCCTCCAGTTAGTTGTTCCAAGAGTTCTTCGTCGGAAAGCTCTTCTTCAGATGCTTCCTCGGTTTCTTCGGAAGGCTCCTCTTGAACCTGCTCGGGCTCTTGCTCAAGCTCTTCCTTTTTCTTCTTTTTCTTGGGCATTGTTTTAGTTTCCTTTCTTGTGATTATTTCAACTTCCGAACATATAATGTGCCATTTTCCCAAAACACATCAATATCACCCTCTAAGTAAGATGAAATAGCGTTCAAATAGTTCTTTACCTGAGATTCGTCAAAATCGCCAGACTTGGCATTGTCTACGACCCATCGAACGACAGAATAAACAACGAAAAGCTTGTCACCTTGAAAAACATTGTCTTCAAAGTAAAAATACTTTCCCTCATCAATGAGATTCATAATGAAGTTTTTCGCTTCCATCTTCTGTCCTGTAGTCTGGTAAATTACTACTCTTTACTAACTAGGATGCTGCGAACGATTTCTTTGATTGAGGAGTGAAGTTCTTCTTCGTTGAACTGCTTAGGCGTTCCAAGTTCACGGGCAGTAGGATCACGCATCTTACCATCATCTCCCTTAACTGCTGTTCCCTGCTTCTTACCTGCAACCTTTTTGCTTCTCTGAGCCTTCTTGAACATAGCCTCTGCTCCACCCAACTTTGCAACAATTTCTGCCGCTTCTTTGATTGCTGGATCTGAAAGGTAATCTTTGTCAGTAGCTGCTGTCGCAATAGCAAAATCTGACAAGCGGTTTCCGAGAAGACCACCTGAAGCCTTTACAAGTGCTCGCATACCTGCTACCAATGCTGCACCACGAGGGTTCTTATTTGGACCTAGTAATTTTCCAAGGTCGTTGATGATTTTTTTAAGCAGTTGTTTGGCATACTCTGGAGTATAAGGCTCACCATCCTTATTTCTTGAAGCGTCTACGTGATCCTGAGTGAGCGGAATGTCTGTCCTAAGTTCACCAGTAGACAAGTTAAAGAAATTACCGTAAATGTCGTCGCCAAGAACGTCCATGTACTCATAGCCCTCTGTTTTACCAGTGAAAAGAGTAAAATAGCCTCTGTCTTGTTTTACCTCATCTTGATATTGCTTTGAAATGTCTTTGGTTGGCTCACCAACGGTCCTGTCACGCTTCTTGTCTGCCTTTACAGAAATGTCTGTAGGGACATTGATCATAATAACTCCGACATCGTAACCAGCCGTCTTTAGTTCTTCCATTCTGACAGCCATTTTCATAACGTCTTCGCCAGTTGTATCAAAAACAACGGGCTTACCCTGGTTCAACCAATTAAACGTCTTGCCTTGAGTAGCATTTTGTAACTTTTCTCTAAAAGTTTGCTGCTTTTTATAAGTGTCTAAGTCTTCCTCTTTCGTAACAAATTTCATAGAGATGCCAAATTTGCTAAACTCTTGCTCTATCAATTCGTCTGGGTTCGATGTTTCAAATTCAGCAGGAATACCGATCTGCTTTGAAAAGAACGTCTTTCCCGCACCTGCTGGTCCAAGAATAAAAATGGCTTTAAAAGGGTTCTTTAGTTTGGCAATAGCTTCTTCGATTCGCTCTGCCTCAGTCAACTCTCTTGGAGACTCAAGTAGAATCGTTTCTTTTTGAATAGACTCCTTGATAAGGTGTCGCAAGTTTTCAAGACTTAGTTTCATTTATTTCTTTCTCCGTTATAGATAATAAAAAAGCAGGACATTTTCGTGCCCTGCTTTGTTCTCTCACACCAAACCAAAAGGTTTATTTAAATTATTTAAGAGAACGAAGTCGAGCAACGACAGCCTTAGTGATTTCATCAAGCGTATCTTCGTCAGTGGTTGTACCCTCTTCCATCTCTTCCTCGTCTTCGTCTTTCTTGTGGTAGCCTTCTTTATAGCCTTCGTCTACTTCTTCTTCTTCGTTTGTAGAACAGTTAGACTCTTCAAGACCTGAATCTTCATCAAGAACGGTCTGGACAGCGGCGGCGATTCTTTCAGCGAGAGTAGGCTCTAATGTTTCCATCATCTCCTCTTCTTCTGCTGGCTCTTCAGCATCCATCTCTGGCTCTGCGTCCATCTCTGGCTCTTCAGCAGGTGCTTCTTCTTCGCCGTCCACTCTTTGAGCAGGGACGCCTGTCTCGGCTTCAATAGCAGCAAGAACAGCGTCAACGAGTGATTCAATCTTGTCTTGGCTAACCTCTTCTTCGGCGGCTGGCTCTTCAGCGTCCAACTCCATCTCTTCCTCTTCAACAACAACCTCTTCGTTAGTTGCCTCAGTTTCTTCAGTGTCGGCTTCCTCGGTGTCCGTAGCCTCGGTTGTGGTTTCGGTATCTGTGTCGGTCTCTTCGTTGGTTGCATCAATCTTGACCTTTTCTGCAACAAGATTACCAAGAGCAGGGATACCTGCGATAGCTGCCATTCTCCTGATTTGTGCCTCGCTTAAAAGCTGCTTCTTCTCTGTCATTTTCCTTCTCCTTGTTTGGAATGATAATGTATTATTATTAGGCATAATTAGCCAATCACTTTATAAATAGTCTGCTTTATGGAAACAGGTCGTTATTCCGTAGTTTTTTCCTAACCTTTTCGGTAGCCTTTTTAGCTATTTGGTCTACCCTAACGTGACTTAGGTTTAATCTCAAACCAATATCACGCAAAGTCATTGGTCTTCCATCATTATTATCGACCGCAATTAAAGCACAATTCAAGTCGCCCTCGAAGTCCATCCAAAAGCGACAACCTTTGTTTTCTTCTGGGCAAGAAATTCTTAACTCTTTACACAAATCACTACATTCTCTCATAGGTCTGGATGCTCCCTTGCAATTAAATCAAAAATGTCATCAATTTCTTCATTATCGAGGTTAAATCTTTTCTCAACCTCTTCTTGTTTCTGCTGATCTTTTACTTCTATTTCTTCAACTCTTTTAGTCCGTTTTCTGGACTTTTTAACTGAGTTGTCGTCAATCATTCTAACCAAATCCCTTGAAATCTGATTTCCCTCTAACATACAAGTAACCAAGTACCTAAACAGCTTGGATTGAGTGATTCCGTGTTTCTCAAGTACGATTTTAAGCTCTTTGTGACGTTGGTCGGTATCGAAAAAGGTGATCTTCTTCTTATTTTCTCCATACTTACCCTCCATAGCCTAGTATCTCCCAAATATGTGAGCAGAAGACTCTCTTTGGGCTGAAGGAGACTGAATAATGAACTTAGCCTTCTGTCTCAACTCCTCCAAGCTAGTAACTCCCGAGTATGAACACCCCGAACGGATGCCTTGCTCTAGCTCATAGATGATTTCCGACACTGGACCCCTGCAAGGGACAGATGTTGCTACGCCTTCTAATGAAGAGAACTTCCCTCTCCAATCCTTCTGTGCTTCTTTAGATGCCATGCCTCGGAAATTTTTCCGCAAGGTTCCGTCTTCGTCTTCATACACGGACCCTGGTGTCTCGTCCGTCCCTGAGAGTAGCGAACCACACATAACCAAGTCTGCACCTGCTGCCAAAGCCTTAACACAGTCTCCCGAATTCTTTATACCGCCATCTGCAATAATCAAAACTGATCCTGCATACTGAGACTTGGCACATTCAAAAATAGTGTGCAAGCCTGGGACTCCGTGACCCGTCTGGATCCTTGTTGTACAGATTGAGCCTCCTCCAACATTGCAACGTACAGAGTCGGCACCCCACTGTGCAAGTGCGTCGTAACCCTCTCTTGTCGCTACATTGCCCGCCATTACGTGAAGATAATCGGGAGCCCAAGATTTAATGCTATCAAGAGCATCTTTCATTAACTTGTGATGCCCATGTGCTACGTCAACACAAATTACAGATGCGCCCGCTGTTACCAATTCTTTTGTACGTTCAAGAAAATCTCCAGTAACACCGACTGCTGCGCCGCAAAGAAAACCGCCATTCTTCATCGCTTGCCTCACAAGCTCTGACTGCTTCTCTATACTGTTGTATCTATGAATAATTCCCAGACCGCCCATACGAAACATCATTGCTGCCATGTTTGCGCCCGTGATAGTATCCATTGGACTAGATACAATAGGAATTGATAAACTAAAATTTGGCTCGAACGGAACAGAAAGGTCAACCTGAGTTCTGGATTCAATAGTACTATACTGAGGCACCAACAATACGTCATCATAGGTAAGAGTCGGCTTGTCTTTTATAAATTTACTCACTTTCTTCTCCCTTGATAATATAGTCCTCTACATCTGGATAGTCTTGTTTCTGAGGATGTCTTTTCTTTAGAATATCTGCTGTATCTTCTTTGTCTAAGAAATATTTATCTAAAGCTGACTGCTTCTTGTAAAGCCCCTCTTTTACAGTTGCCAAGCCGTTTTCCCAACATTTTGGACAAAACAAGCTTACCCTTTTTTGCTCCCGTCGCTCGACGACAATCCAAGTATCACGATGCTCCTTGTTACTCTTGTCAAAAGGTTCGTAACACATAACACAGCACTCAGGCATTCTATCAAAAGACATTACCTTGTCTTTTATATCTTTTTTAGCCTTCTTCTTTTTTAGACGCTGTAACTTTCTCTTAGACGACATCGGTCGAGCCCAAGGCACCAGCACCTCGCTTACTCATAGTAATTTGGTGCCAATTATACAGATCGCCATTGTGAGTTTCTAATGCCCTGAAATGGACAACTGGAACCATTACTGCTTGAGCAATCTTTTCATGCTTGGATACAACCTGGGTCTCTTTTCCTACATTGTGTAAATTTACAAAGATTTCACCGTCATAGCCAGAGTCTACAACACAAGCACCGACAAGAAGACTACGCTTTGAAGCGATAGAGGATCTGTTTTTAATCTCTAACATAAACCCATGAGGTACACCAACTCGTAGACCAGTTTGAAACAACTTACTCTCTCCTGGCTCAAGCCTGAGAGCGGTCGCACTCGGATCTTCTGGATTGTAGTACAAGTCTAGACCTGCATCTGATGGATTAGCTCTCGTTGGAGGTTTGGCATCTGGTCTTACTCGTGAATATTCAATAATCATTGTTTTCTCCTTAGTTTATCTTTAGCTAATATAGCACAAGGTTTTCATTATTTCAAGAACTTTATTGTAAAATTTTAAAATTATGTCTTATGGACCTCGTAGAAAAACCCCACTGTTCACTGTAGTCTAGCTTACCCATGTAAGGCTTATTAATCTCGATGATGTCCGTGTCTCTAACTCCCCAGCACTTGATAGTGCTGATCGTGGAGGTAGAGTCAATCACTTTGAGCATCCAATACTTCTTACCATTCTTAGTCTTTCTCTCGATAATTTCTCTTGGGATGAACCAAGCAACTGGAACCTCTGGGTAAAAGTCTCCGAGTGGTGGAATGTCATTCTGTTCTAGCTGATCTAAAATGTCTTGCGACATAACCAAGTGTAGTGGAAACATTCCTGTCAAGCTAGTCCTGTGTTCGATAATCTCTTCGTGACTGAAGTCGCCTTCAGGCTTGTAAAGTTCGACATTCTCATTGAATTTCTTCTTTGTCTTTGCCCTATCTACCGCCACGGCAGACCAAAAGTGCTTTGAACCTGTAAATCTGTCATCCATAAGCGGTATTAGAGCCTCGGAACGGACTAGAACGTCTAAAGCCTTCTTATTCAGCTTAGAATAGACCACTCTATCGTGAAAAAGAAACTCCTCAATCGTGTTGAACGGTCTATAATTCAAAATCTGGTCAATAGCGGCATCGCCAAGACCCTTGATAGATGAAAAAGGCTGAATTAGAGCACCATCATCTCCAATCTCCCAGTTGCGAGTTGAAAGGTTGATGTCAAGAGGTCTAATCTCAAATCCCATCTTCTTAGCAGTGTTGATTGCACGCTCTTTTCTAGATTCTGGCTCTTTATCCAAAAATGCCGCCATCCACTCAACTGGATAATAGTTTAGCAACCAAGCACACTGGTAAGATAAGATAGAATAAGACACTGCGTGAGACTTGTTGAAGCCGTAACCTGAGAAGAACTCAAAAGTCTCCCAAAGTCTCGTTGCTTTGTGCTCGGCAATCCCCTTTTCAACGCAACCAGTCACAAACTTCTGATAAATCTTATCCTTTTCCTCGGAACCCTTGCCAGTGCCCTTCTTGGTCAACAGCTTTCTAAGAAGATTGCCTTCGTCCAAAGAAACGTCTTTGCCAAGCTGATGTGCAAGTAGTGCAATCTGCTCTTGAAAAATTAGGAACCCATAAGTCTCCTCAGTAACTTCCTTGATAATAGGATGGACGTATTCAACACTATCTGGTCTCTCTTTAGCGTTTACATAGTTCCTGTCTACTTTAGCTGACAATGGACCTGGGCGAAAGATTGATGTAATAGCTGAAATGTCAATGATGCTTCTAGGCTTCGCATTTACACAGAAGTTCTGAGCGCCTGTCTCTGTGAACTGGAAAACGCCTGCCCATTTGCCCTTGTGAAAGATGTTTTCATAAACATTCTGATCATCAAAGTTGATAACGTCTGGGTGAAGGTTTTCTTGATAGTATTTCTTTACATCTGTGAACGTAGGCTTTCTCACTCCGTGATGTCTGACCAAAATAGAACGAATAGCGTGCTCCATCATTCGCAAAGATGCCAAGCCAAGGATGTCAAACTTGATAAAACCCATTGGCTCCAAGTGACGAACATTCTGACCCTCAGACCAAGGTGTCTGGCGAACACCACCTGACGTAATAAGCGGCATGTGCTTGTTTAGGTCGTCTGCAATCACGACACCACCTGCGTGACGGGATGATGAGCGAACCTGACCATAAAGAGTTTCAACGTGAGTCTTTACATGAGGATAAGTGTCTAGAAACTTCTGAAGTGTTTCCGAGAACTCCATCACTTCTTCAAATGTCGGAGTGTAGACGCCTGCCGTAATGTTATGCTTCTTCTTAGCCTTCGGAGTAGCCTCTGCCAACATTCTGCCAGTTACGTTGTTCACCTCATTGAAGGGAATCTTGTAAAACTTGGAAATGTCCTTGATAAGAGATCGCAACTGCAAG